AGCCTTGCCACAAAATCGTGCATTATCGGCATCACGCAGTTCTGCGATGTATGTTCCAGTCACGTTTGATTTGACCCAAAATGATAAAGTCAATTGTTGAGCAGACGAAGTTCCCTTCTTTACTGCCTGCAAATCTTGGCCTTCCAAATGTTGTTGGAAAACCAACGAATCACCTGCGGCTGGCGAAGCATCGGCAGTAGTGCAAAGCATCTTTACGGATTTACGAAATCCTGAACCAGTAGGTGCGTCGGCTTCAACAGATTGTGTCCATGTCCCCAACGTGATTATTGCAGTTCGCCACCTATCTGCCGTGTAATAGCCGTTGGTGGTAATACTCGCTGTGCTAGTTCCCCGTTGCGCCACCTGCATCGCACCGTTATAGAGAATGTTCCGGACACCTGTGTTCTGCGCCTGCCACGACACGCCGTTCGTAGCCGTCGAATCCGCAATCAGAACCGCACCATCAGTCGTGTCCACCGCAAGGCGAGCAACCGTATCGGCCGCCGAACCGACCAACAGATCGCCCTTGGCATCAATGACCGTATTCTGTGTATCGGCAACCCACTTGAGGCCAGTCGTTTCGCCCGACGCGGCGACAAGCCTGTGGTTGTTCGTGCCGACACCAAGACGCGCCGGATCGGATCCATCGGTCGAAACCAAGTCACCCTTGGTTGTCATGGTGGACGCAAGTTTGTTCGCCTGGTCAGCGTCAATCGAGGTGAAAACGGGGTAGCAGGTAGCACCAGAATCGTGGCTGGCGGACAACGTGCCGTCCACACCACGGGTCACCGACGACAGCGAACCGCTCGACCGTGACCCAACAAACACCTTCTCTTCGGTGGACAGACCTGGATCAATGACCATGTAGAAGCCACCGCCAGCCGTCGCAGGCCAGCCCGTGGTCGTACCGCTGATCGAGAATGACGTGGCAGAGCTATTGATCGTGGACGACAAGGTGCAAGCTGCTGCCCCTCCCGCATACGAACGCCGTGTAGGTAGTGCCATTTCTCTCCCGTTAGACCGATCTCATGGTAACAATAGCAGTACCCTCAAACACGTTGCGCCGCTCCACCACGTCGTACTGCTGGAAATCGACCTCTTCCACGATCACGGAATACTGGTCGGTTCCCTCTTGGTAGTTGACGACGCGGGGGTCGGAGATCAGGCCACGCAGTTCGGACAGTTCCTCTTCCACGTCAAAGTAGTAGTCCGTCCCCCAACGGTTGATGACGCTGTGGACCATCACCGGCACACGGAAAACCTCCGAGCGGGCGGGGGCTGCGTAGGCTCGAGCCATCCAACGGGTCATTGTCGGGCCGACGGCCCCCGAGTCACGGTTCAGGGTGAACTTCAGGCGGGCCTCAATGAACTTGGTCTGGGGCGGGTTACTGGTCGATTCGTAACTGAGCGGGACAGTCTGGCCCGAAAGCACGGTGTACGCCCCGCCGTCAAACGAGATCGACGGGATGATCGTGCCGTAAAGCTGGCGGGAACGGGTGTCGATCTTGGCGATGAACTTGCGGTCGGGAATGCCCCATTGGTAGGTGCCAGTCGTCAAGACACCCGACGACGCCAGGTTGGCCGAGTCCTCGGCAATGACCCCGACACCCGAAACGCTGAACACGGCCTTGTCATTGAAGATCACGACAGACAATACGGTCGCCGTAATTGGGACCGCGTCGGTGCCATACATCAGATCAGTCGCGTATGCCGGCGTGTTGGCACCCGTGAAGTTGGCGAGATCCAGCCGACCCAAACCACCAGAATACCCGTCGTAGTTGGTCAGGGTGTACCACACGAACCGGTCGTCGGCAGCGATGTCGTAGACGGGGTAACTCGTCGGGATCAAAGCACCCGCGACCAGGTTGGCATTGGAGTCAGTTGAGCAGTAGCGAATGCCCTTGTTGGTGCCAAGCAGGATGTAGCCCAGATACCCGAGGATACTGGTCGGGTATTCTCCAGTTGGCAGTTCCAGCGCGACAATCGGATTCTCGAGCGTAGTGCCGTCGCTCTTCAAGGACAGACGGTACACCACGCCACGGTCGGTGTTACGACCCGCGACGTAGACAGCGTTCTGGCCGCCCGTAATACCAGCGCAAACAAAAGCCTGGTTGGCGAACTCTGCCACCGGAGTGCCGTGCGATGTTGCAGTGGCGTACGGGACGATGTGGATATGGCTGTCCGACGTATCGTTGTGGAAGCCGAGAACGAAACCTTTCCCGAAACCGAGCTTGGTGTAGTTCGTGTTGCTGGTCGTAGCGTAGTGGGCTGCCACCGATGCGCCACCAACCGCACCCATGTAGATACCAGAACTTGCGTACGCAACATAAATCTGAGAACCGTCAGTCGTGATGTCGTTAATCGCAGCAGCCGGCCCGCCCGTTACCGTCGTCCACGACGGCGTGGAAGCAAACGGATCCTGCGTGTACTTGAGGGTCTGGTTGTCCCCGACGTACAAGTAGCCATTGACCTCGATCATCGGCAGGTTGGTGGCAGCAGAAGTCAGCGCAGACTTGGTCGCATTCAACAGCGACAGCTGGCCCTTCGTCCAGACATTGATGCCCTTGGATTCATCAAAACGGTACGCGACCGAGTCGGCCACATCGGCCCGACCCTGCCCAGCACCCAGATGCCACGAAGCCTCGCCACGCCGCCACAAACCACCGGTCGAAATGGACGATTCGCCAGGAGCGGTCGAGATGTCCTGCGAGTCACGAACACGCTGCTCAAAACCACGCGCATACTGGCCCGACTTGACATCGACCATGTACGCACGACCATTGATCGCCACAGGGAAAACGTCAGGGACAAGGGTCGCTGAAGGCTTGCCGGTAAAGAATGCCTCAGCAGGCGAAAACCTGACCGTGAGGTGATTCGTGAACGGCGTAGCCACGTTACGCCTTTGTCATCAGCGTCGGGTATTGACGCGCCAACCTCATCGCTTCAGCGGTGATGCGGTCACGACGCAACCGCAACAGAGCCTGCATCGAATTACCCACCGCCCCCTGCGGAACCTCGTCCGCTCGGCGGGTATCCCCCTGAGACTCGGTAAAATTACGCTTGATCTCTCGAGGCGACATGAGGCGGATCTGCACACCCAAAGCCAGAATGTCGTCGCACGATGCCGGCACACCGCCCACCGTGGTCACGTCCTGCGATTCGGCAGTCAGCGCGGTGAACGGCGACTTGTAGACGATCCGCAGACGGCCAGCCAGCACAGCTTGATCCATGCGAAGGGCGACACCAGTCGGGAAATCGTCGGTCGGAACGTCACGCATGAGACGGAATTTCCGCACCGGAATGTAGTCGTCAGTCAGATACCGCACCGACACCGACAAAATGTCCTGAATGTTTGACGTGCCAGTCAAGTCAATCATCGTGTCGGAACCGTTGTAGTCAAGGTTCAGCGACGTGACCTTGAACAGCCCGTTCGTCGGAGACGACAAATCGGCCAGTTCATCGTTGAGTGCTTCGAGCATTTGGTTGCGCGGGAAACGCGGGTTGACCGTCACCAAAGCGTTCGCGTCGTGGGCAGCAGCAGTCGTGCCGTTGAATCCACGCTCAACAGTTGCAGACTTGGCACCAACCGAAACCGCCCAAACGTAGAACAATTCCGAATCAATCTCAAAAACCTGACCCTGTCGGATTCCCTCAAGGTCGTACGAGAACGTGACCGTGTCCGTGGATGCGTTGATAGAAGCCGCAAGCTTGTTGCGCTGTTCAACCGTCCCCGACAGGAGTTGCCTGTTGGCGCGGGTAATGATCGTGCTGGCTGTGGTCACTTCTTCTTCTTGCGGGCCTGCGTCAAGGCAATGGCAACAGCCTGCTTCTTGGACGTGACAACCGGTCCACCCTTGCCTGAATGCAGGGTGCCGCGCTTGTACTCGCCCATGACCTTTTGGATCTTGGCTTTCTTGCCACGCATCGACTTAGCCATTACTTCTTCTTGCTGCCCATTTTCTTGGCGGCCTTCTTCATCGGCTTGCCAGTCTTGGCTGCTTCCTTGGCTGCGGCCATCTTGCCGGCCTTCGTGTACGCAAACTTCTTCTTACCGACCATCGGCATCGGCACACCTCCTGTTGACGGGACCGACGACGATATTACCGTATGCCTACCAAGCTTTGCAGGACCAGTAGCGAGCCTTGGTCTTGGGGCCAGGATCTGCACAGTTGTGCCTCGCACGGAAATTGGACCGGCGACCAGGCTGGTTCTTCTTGATCGTCATGTTCGGATCCCCGAAAGTGACCCGCTTGACCTTGCCACCGTCCGAGACATAGACCACGGATTTCTTGCGTCCATAACTCGGCTCGCCCTTCCGGATCGGGCGTGGCTTGTTGAGGCTGACTTTCTTGCCCTTGTACTCAGCCATCACTTGCCCATCCGTCGAGCGGCAGCATTGTCCACAAGGTTCGGGTAGGGCCGCCCAGCCTTCTTCGCCCGAGACTTGGCAAACGCCTTCTGCTTCGGAGTCAACGGAGTCGATTTCTTGTTCGGATTCTTCGTTTCCCAAAAGGCTTTCTTCTGCTTCACGCCATCACCACCTTGCCTGCATCGTACAACACTTGGTATTGGCCGTCGGTGATCGTTGCCGTTTCGCCCTTACGCAGCCGGACTTTGTTCTTGCCGATGTCCGCATCGACATTGTCCAGCACCTTGACTTGTATCCACGAAACGGATTCCACCCACTCGTTTGTGGATAACAGCGTCCCCTCGGGCAGGGTTGTCAACATCTTCTGCACAGCGTTATCCCACGAAAACTCATCCACCTTGGGGGCATTGGCCCGTGCTTGAGTCTTGTATTTGCTGAAGTTTTCGTAGTGATCCTTCATCAACTCGCAGAGTTCGTCCAGATCAGGTTCATCCCACATCCCGCCGATCACCGCCGGCGACTTGCCGCACTTCACCCGACCCGTCGCCAAATGCGAAAACTGGATCTGGCCAGTCGTGAGGCTGACAATCGTCGGGACACCCATCGCAATGGTCTGCAACGGCATCAGCCCGAAACCCTCACCTCGAGACGCGGCGATGAAGCAGTCTGATTCGGCAAACCAACGGCACTTGTCGTCGTGGCTCATCCACTTCCGATCCAGATACACGTTCGGGCCGAGGTCAGTCTTGGGGACATCCGAGGCATGAGGTGCAGCCTTGATCCGCAAATCGGCATCGGGCAGACCCAGCTTGTGGAATGCCTTCACCACGATGTCCAGACCCTTGCGCCACCACAGACTGCCCCCAGCGCGGAACTGGAAACGATCCAGACGCGGCACCTCAATCGCAGGGTATTCCTTGCGGTCTACGCCCAACGGCACAACCTTGACAATCGGATGATGCTCAGCGAACCGTTCTTGGTCAATCTCGTTCGGAACGACGATCATGTCGTACAGCGGCAGGTAGCGAAGAAAACTTGACGGGATCCTGTCGCTTTCCCACATGGTATTCAGGACGCGGTATTGGCCAGCCCACCAGCCGTGGCATGACTGGGGGACACCCATGTGAACGCTCACCGATGCTTTATCATGCAACACAACACCCGCCGGCAAATGCGACGTGAAACCACGCCAATGTTCGCCGTAACCAAACCGTGCGTCCGAAAACCCGCCCCAATGCTGATAGTTGGTAGCCATGACTGACCCGCAGAAAACCCTTTCGATTTACATCCCCACATGGGAACGCCAAGAATTGCTGAACAATCTACTTGCCAGCATTGAACCACAGATGACTGACGAAGTTGAAGTATTCGTATCGGTCAACAAATCGTCGCAACCGTATGTTCTGCCCGACTGGGTGAAATACCGCGAAAACCTCTACAACGTCGGCGGGGACGCAAACATCGCCATGTGCCAAGTCTCAACAACCGGACGTTATTTGTGGGTGATCGGCGACGACGAGGTTCTTACCGAGGACGCGATCTCCACAACGCTGGCCGCAATACGCACAGAACCTGGGCTGATCTTCCAAGTACCCAAATCCGATAATTGGCGGATACCGATGGGCGTGACCTACCCGAACTACAAAGCCTTTTGCGAACACCTACTGGCAACAAGAAAAGGCTGGATCATCCCTGCCCACAGTCTGATCTCAACAAACACGTTTCTTCGAGACGCTTGGTCTGCCGATTCGTGCCTCGCCCATTTTGATACGCGATACGGGTTCCACTACGGGATGCTGCAAAACCTGTTCGACAAACCCGTCCATGTCGTTGCCAAACCGACCGTCATCGTCGGCCACCACCCGTCAATTTTTCAGGCAGACAGCGAAGCCATCGCAACGCACATGAGTCTGTACCCACGCATCGTGTACGACTTTCTTGACTTCATTACCGAACACACGGGTGTGCAGATTCCCCGAGCTGTGTTCAGGGGTGGATTCCCCGAAGCCTAACGATTCGGCAGAATGCCGGTTTCTACCTGCCACGCCTCTTTCGCGCGGCGTTCCACTTCGGCGGCTCCGTCGATCTTTTTCGGCTGCAACCCGTTTTGCCGTAGTCTCTTGTAGGCCGGCATATCTTGCTGCCAGCCACGCTCACGCTTGTTGATCTCATCGACCACCGCGCCTCGACTTGTTGTCGTATTCGTACCCATGCGGATGCCAGCAACCTTGCAACCAAAACAGCCCTCCACGTCCAGGTTGGGATGCACTTCTTGATGCTTCACGTTATGTATGCCCCGTATCCAGCAGCAGTCAGGTCAGCGACCTCCTGCTCGTCCACTTCGATGTCGTGGCCCCCATAATAGACCTTGACGATCAGGTCATAGTCGGACGGTTGTCCGTCGGTGTAGGTGCCGTCAACAAGCTTGTAGATGTTGCGACCGCGTGACGAATTGCGAATGTGATAGCCCAACTGGTTGGCGAAGCGTTCATCGAGGGAAAGTGGGAAAGCCCCACTCGGATCTTCTGGCAGTACGAATGCCACAAAGTTGTCGGTTGGTGGTCTGAATGTAGCCATTAGGTGATGTACGCTCCGTAACCCGCTGCGGTCAATTCTCCCACTTCGGTGTCATCCAAGAAAATGTCGTGACCACCGTAGTAGACCTTGACAACAAGTTCGGGGCGACGAGGATCCGTGGTCGTGTACGTCCCGTTAGTCAACTTGTACAGATTGTCAGCCCGCAGACCTTTCGGCGTGAACGAGAACAGCCGGTCCGCGTCGGTTTCCCCAAGCCTCTGGGCATAGCCAACCTTCTGCTTGGCGGGGACGCGGAAAATCCGAGACTTGACCCACACCGCCGTGCCAGACCCGTTGCCCGTGTTCGTCCCCGACACCCGAACGACCCTCGCCCCTACAACGACCTGTGTGCCTGCCCCAGATCCCGTGGCGGTTCTTGGCGCAATATGTAGCCCAGACGCAGCAGACGAGCCTACAGAGGCGTTAGAAGCCGTTCTGGGGGCAATGTGCAGTCCGTCAGCAGCCGATGTCCCAGTTCCAGACCCCGTGGCCATCCTGGCTCGAGTCGAAGAACCGTCCGCCGTCCCCGTGCCAGTCCCAGAACCCGTCGCCGTACGAATAACAACGATGACTTCAACCGACGACGACGTGCCAGCCCCCGAGCCGGTAGCGGTACGGGCGTAGACGATAGCCCCAACAGCTGCGCCTGCACCCGTACCTGACCCCGTTGCCGTGCGGACACGAATGTAATCCCCATCAGCCGACTGCGTACCCTGCCCAGATCCTGTTGCCGTTCGAGGCGCAATGTGGACACCTGTTACCGAAGCCGATCCTGTGCCAGATCCCGTGGCCGTCCTCGGCGCGATGTGTAGACCTGCAACGGTTGCAGATCCTGTACCCGACCCCGTCGCGGTACGCGGAGCGATATGCACCCCAGTAGCAGACTGCGTCCCTGCACCAGAACCTGTCGCGGTGCGGAACTTGATGACGACATTGACCGTCGTCGCGGTGCCAGTACCAGACCCCGTGGCCGTACGATCCTTGATCGGGCCAAGGTAAAACTGCCCACCATTGACAAACCCGAAGGTGAAGTCTGTGAGCCTGTCAAGCGGCGAAGCCACCGCCTACCCCGCTAGTCCAGCGACAGCGTCAGCGATGTGATCTGAAAAGTGTCGCCCGCCGTAACAGCAGCCGAAGATGACAACGCACCCGACCACAAGCAGTTGCCAGCAGAAGCGTTGTCCCACAACGACCAATGGCTGTACGTCTCGGTCGCGGCGACGTTCGTCCATTCCAGCGTTGCCGACGAAGCCATCGAACCGCTTGATGCAGCAGACCACGACACCGACTTGCGGGTCGTCTCCGTCGCAGCGTTCGACGTGCCGGCCTCACCAGGGTCACCGGTGTGCAACTTGACGTAGGTTGTGGTGACCGCAAACGACTGATTGCGAAGCGTGTCAAGCAGAGCGTTCTCGGCGTAGTTGGAAATCGACATGGGTTACCTCGTTCGTGATAATAGCAAAAGCCCCCCGCTTGCGCAGGGGGCCGATGCTACACGGGTTGATCGTGTCAGTTGGAGCCGATGCTCGAGGCCGACTCGATGCGGCGGAGGCTTGCCTCACGGAAGCGTCCGTAGCCACCGAGCCAGTACCAGCCGATCGGCTGGAGGCGCATGAGAAGGTCGGTCACGTTGCCGCGAACGATCTTCGGCATGGAGCCGTTGCCATCGGTGATGCTGTGTGCCTTGGCGAGAGCCTGACGGCCCATGATGTGGGTGCAGTACACGTCCACCGTCGCGCTGGAACCGGTCGAAGAACCCGAGCCGTCCGAGGCGTTCGTGAACACCTTGGCGCGGGGGGTTTCGATGAAGCGGACCGACTCAAACGTGCCGATCTCGCCCTGGTAGAAGGGCATCGCGTTGGTGTACTGGACCGAGCTACGGAAGCCAGCCGCATCGGTTGCCGAACGGAAGTCGAACGACACGTCAGGGTGGATATAGCCGATGTACGAACCGTTGAAGGTTGCGACATTGGCTGCACGGAGCTGGGCCACGACCTTGCGAACGTCGTTCGCGGTGATCGTGTCGTCGCTGCCGACCGTTGCACGGCTCGTCGGGTCGCTTGCGCCACCCGTTGCGTACACGACGTTCTGGCCGCCGGCGAGAACTTCACGGACAACCTGGTCGATTGAGTCGCCAGCGTTGTAACCGATGATGTTCGCAGCAGCAGCGTCAACGTCGAGGAACGACGTGCCACGGAGCTTGGCCGTGGTGACGACAGCGTTGCCGTATTCAGCGAGGGTGACGGTGACCTGCGAGTCGCTCAGAGCGGTCGGGGTAACGTCGGTGACCTCGTTGAGGGTGCTGGTGGCAGCTGCGATGTCCGCGAAAATCGTGAACGTGACGGCAGAACCAGGCATGGACTGCTGGGTCGGCTGCACATCGGCAGCCTGGTCGAACAGAAGTTCCGAACGCAGAGCGAAGTACGCAAGGCGATCAAATGCTGTCTGGTCAACCGAAAGTGAGGAGGTGGTTGTTTCTCCGGCCACTTGGGTTTCCTTTCAGGGTTGAAGTGATTTGGGGGTATTCGCTACCCGAGGGCAGCTCGTGCCTCTGCCATGATCGCTTCGACCTCTGCGGGGGATTCGGCGGCGTTGATTCGCGCTGCCCAATCGACTGGTGCTTGTGCTGCGTTGGCACCCGCAGCCACCTTGGCGGTGCGGTTCCACGCAGCCTGCTCGTCCGCACTTGCGGACACCGGCGACGGTGGGGCGATCAACTGCGCCTCAATCCCTGCTTCTCGGATGGCATCTGGAGTCAGATCACCGTCGTAGCCCTTGACGAAATACTTGAACTTCGCATCATTCGGGTCGATGCCCGCTTTGATGAAAGCGTTCTCTCGTTTGGCTGCGAGCAGTTCCTCACGCTCTTTTCTCAGAGCAGCAAGTTCCTTCTCCAGTTTCTTGTTCACATTCCGCAAAGGGTTGCGGTCTGCAAAGTCGTCATCCTCGTAGTCGAAATCTTCGATCTGGGACATATGGCACTCTCCTTTTTGCCCTCACCACGGCGGAGGACCGTGATGGCTGCATAGTTGTTGGTCGCCCCTTATACACAACCAGCTAGGGGGATTACTGGTCGGTTCCTCCACTCGGGATCGTGGAGAACTTTACACATCAATCGTTGTGTGTGCAACTATCTTGCGCTTCACCCTCGCAGCACGACGACTTGAGTCCGCACTTGGGGCAACGCCAACGACAACCGACGGGGTCGTACTTGACTCCGCAGCCGTCGCATTCGATCATTCGCCAACCGTCCGCAGACCGATGACACCCTGAGCAGTCTCAGCAAAGCCACCGCCCTCTTGGAACTCTGCTTGCCGGCGACGACGACGCGCCTCAATACGTTGACGGGCAGCGGCATTGATGCCAAGAGTCCCTTCAACCTGTTCCTGCTGGGAGATCTGTTCTTCGCCACGCATGAGCGGCCTGAACAGACCCTGCTGTTCGGCAATGCGGGCGAAACCGGCCTGAAGATCCGACGGGGCAATACCCTCGGCAGCGATGCGTTCCGCAAACGATGCAGCCTCGGCAGCCGTAGCACCAAGCGTAATACCGCCAGCCTGCTTGGCAATTCCAGCAACCTGGGCGGCCTCGGCCTGACGTACCAACTTTTCCGCACCTCGGGTTGGGTCAAGAAAATACGCAGCAAGGTTGGATTCATCAATGTCGTAGAGATCCTTGAACTGCTTGATCACTTCTGGCGGAGCAGTTTTGACAGCGTTGAAACCTTGGACGATGCGACGGTTCATTTCAGCAGGCTGAATGTTATTTTCAAGAATCTTCTCAAAGTCGTTTGTTTCGTCATACGACCAGTCGGGCATTCCGTATGCCTTGAACAGGTCGCGGTACGTCTGCTCCAAACTGACATACTCAGCCGGCGACAGTTCCGGCAAACCTTTTTCGATTCGCTTGGCATTGGCGGCAAAACGAGTCTTGTACTGGGTCGTTTTCTTTAGTTCAATCGGAACCATTGCCGGCGCAAGATCTTGCCCGAACTCCACGATCTTGTCGATGGCCACACCCAACAAAACATCAAGATCTTCTTGCGAAAAATACGGCTTGAGATAGTCCGTCAGAATCTCAGCCATTGGTCGGGCCGAGGCTCGAGCAGCCCTTTTCGCTGCCTCTGGGTCTGGCGCGGGCGGAGCGGGTGGCTCAATCGGAGTTTGACTTGCCGGTGGCTGGACAATCGGGGCAATCTCTCGCGGCAGTCTGACAAACTGAGGTTCTTCTTCCTCCACGGTTTGAGTGCCGCCGCCCGTAGGTTGTTCAACTGGCGGTGTCTCTGCAACAAAAGGACGGTTCAGCGGAATGCCACCACCCGCCAAAGCTGCTGCCGCCTCTGCCTCGGCTGGGGTCATTGCAGACTGTGAGACTGGAGGATTGAAAGCCTCAGTATTTAGCGCGGCCCAGTCAATGTTGCTGAACGTGTAATCAGTCCTGTCAATATTGGACATTTACTGCACCTTTCCGAACTGGCGCAAAATCTGCTCGCCAACCTGAACAGCCAAACCTGCTGCTTGGTTCGTTTTATCCCACCCGTAAATCGGGTCCGTACGCAGCGTTTTCTCCCACTCGCCCAAAGTCATCTGACGCTTCTTGCCGTCAGCATCCACCATGCCCAAAGCCTTTTGGAACTTCGTGTCCTTCATGTCAATCATGTTCGGATTTGTCTCAAGCATCCGTGCGGCGGTCTGGACGTACGGCTCTGAAATATCTGCAACCGAATAGCCTCGGTCCAGTAAATCGCCAACGTCTGCACCGTACATGGTCTTGACGAAACTCTTGACTTTTGACTCATACATATCTTCGGTCATTGTCCCCAACGCAATGTTCGAGATGGACTGGTTGACAAAATCCGATCCAGGGTTGTAGCCGTAACGGGCGTTCACGTCATTGACTCTTTGTGCCACGCCACCCTGACGCAACTGGTCAATCGCACCTTGGCTGCCACCCTTGACGATAATGGCAGCAACACCGTTCTCTTGGGTCGGGGCAGACGCACCCTCTCGGAGGGTCTGCCTCGCCCACGGACGCAGCTGCTCCGGTGACAACACAACACCAAACGTGGACAAAGCATAATCCTTCATCGACTGAACGCGGTCGTCAATCTCCTTCTGGGCGGTAGAACCAGGTGTACGTTCTTTGACATCCCATGCCCGCGTGAAATCGTTGCGTTCCTGCCACCACTTGCTCGAGCGGATCTTTGCGTCAAATGCGTCCTCGGATATTTCCTTTCGCGCCAACTGACCCATCGCCGCATCCACGTCAGGATCGATACCGATGTATGCCGAAACCCAACCGTATTCCTGCTGGAGAATCTGCTTGCCACGTTCCGTCAGACCGCCCTCTGGCGTGGTTTCTTCCTTGCCGGCAATGAACTTGTTGTATCGCTCAACACGCTTCGCTCGAGGTGCCATCCCCTTGACACCCTTGGCCGACAAATATTCATTGACAGTCTTGAACGATGTCCCAAACTGCTGATTGACAACCGTCAAAAACTCTTGCTGCAAACCAGGAGACGCTTCACCAGGCTTACCAGGCTTCGGTGGCGGGGTCGCTCCACCGCCACCACCACCGCCGCCAGCCAAATCACGCGGGGTCGGCGGCTTTCCAGTAACAACACCTCGGTCGGCGGCCTCTTCGGGCATCCTCATTCGGGGCGGGGTTGTGCGTGGGCCACCAGCAGCTTTCGGCTTGGTTGTACCAAGAACGACCGGCACTTCGGTTGAGGCCAGACGTTGCGTAGCAATAGTTACCTGCCGTGCAGCAGAGTTGACTTTTGCCTCCGCAGCCACGACATTGGAATCAGCTTCCTTTTGCGACAAACCCTGAGCAGATTCTGTAATTGGATTCGCCGCAATTTCCTTAGCCCTACGCAAACCAACCAGTTCGTTCTGGTAAGTGTTTTGCGCGTCACGCAATGGTTTGAGTGCAGCCTGAAGTTTCTTCTTGTTCTCCGACAACCCCTTGCGCAAAACGTCAAGGTCGGCAAGTTTTACAGTTTCAACTTGGCCCGTTTCAGGGTTTCGATATTCAACAGATCCCTGCGGTGTGCTTGCAGACGGAGAAGCAGAATCAATCGCATCCAGTTGTGTCTGGATATCGGTAAGAAGTTTTTCAAGTTCCTGAAGCGTTGCCATCAGACGGCCCCCACCAAACGCGCCAAACGATTAGCGGCCTGCAAATAACCGTACGCTTCCTGCTCGCCGCCATACTTTGTCTCGAGGGTGTTCATCACGGTCGTTGTCACATCGGGTGCCGCAACAGATGTACGCGACACGGCAGCCTGCATACCAGCCTGTTGTTCTTGCGCTTGGTACAGTCGAGCGATTGTCTGAGCCTCGTTGTCTTTCAGCCTGCGACCCAATGTTTCGATAGCCAAACGGTTGGCAATGACGACAATGTCATCAGCCGAAGTAACTGTCAGACGGGGACGTGCCGCCCCACCAGTCGTCTTGTCTGGCCGGGCCTTGACAGCGTCAACGTACTGATCCCATTGGGTCTGGTTGATGTTCGCCTCACGCAAGAGTTCAGACATCGCGTATTCATCTTCACGATCAACTGCGCCAGTCGGGATCTTGCTTGTGCGGTAATAGCCCTTAGCGAACAGCGTCTTGCGAAGTTCTTCACGCTTCACATCATCCGAAATTCCGTACAGAATAATGAACGGATCGCTCTCTAGATCATAGTAACTGTCTCGAACTTTCTGGCCACTCACAACGCTGTAGATACCAGGCTCACGGCCCGCACGGGTATAGCCAGCCGGCACACCGTAACGAGGCGTTGTGTAACCGAGGCGAGACTCCCCGCCACCCTGAGCAGCAAGCTGCTTGAAGCCGGCCTGAAGATCGGCCAGTTTCTGGTCAATCGTCGCCGTTGTTGGCGGCGGTGTCGTTGTTTCAGCCATTGGGGTCCGTGTCGCTCTCTACTTCTCGGGACAACACCCGATCATACAACCTGACAAAATCTGGGTATCTCTCACCAAGTGTCTCGCCAAGCTGGCGGAGCAACTGGCGAAGGTCGTCGTCGTCGCGGCCACCAAGGCTTGAACGGCCACGGGATTGCGCCACGCCAAGAGCCTCATCACGCGCCGTCAAGTAAATCTCAACAGCATCGCGGACGGGGTTACCCTCTAGTTCGTTATCGGTTGTTGCACGACGCAACTGCGCGACTTCGCGGTCGAACTTCTGAGTGTCAAAGGACTGGAGGGTGGCAAAGCCTGGGTACTTCTGCCCGAGCAATTCTCGATACTGGCGCAACTGTTCACGCACTTCGTCCGTACGCGGGCCTTGGAATTGCTTGGCAACTTCCTTGTACATGGCGTTACCAGCCTGGAACTCAGCCTGCTCGATGATCTGACGGGCGGTCATGCGGCTGCGCTTGCCCTGCGCCAACTGGCGGCTGTAGGTGACGATGTCAAAGTCGCCACCGGTTGGGCCGAAGTAGCCTCCGACATCGCGGTAACGCTTGATTACGGCACCGTTCTCTTCTTCCCATTTGCCGTAGACATTGCCTGCGTCAAGACCGCCGTACTGGGCTTTGGTCTTTGCGCCAAGATAGGAAATGGCATTGGGGAAAAGTTCCATAAACCGTGAGGTGGCGGTGTCGTAATCCTCAAGACGGAATTGCTCCAGAATCTGGGCGTAGAACGCGGTCATGATGTCGCCGTCGGAAAACTCGACAACTGGTCGGGTTGGTCCGATGAACTGGCCGAAAGACCGAAGAACGGTCAGCTGGCGAGAAATACCGATGGCATCCTCGAACATCCGCTCACGGTCGTTCTGATCAGCCGTGTTGTAGTTGCCCGAGGCGTGGAGGCTTTGGACGACCTCGGCGTAGGTTTGGCCCATGAGTCGGCTGGTGTCTGGACCGTCCCACACACCCGATGCAAACTTCTGCAACCACGCAGGAATGAACGTCGTCCCACGCAGGCTGGGATCGCCGTACGGCATCAGCACTTCCTTGACCTGATCCATGCCTGGGACGTTGCGCAGAATGATCGCTGCCGGAACCTGAAGCATCGGTCCGATACCAGGGGTCAGAGTCAACGCCATGTTGAGCGACTTGATTGGTGCAGTCAACGAAGCATTGACTGGACCAGCGTCCGAGCCGAACCTGTTCAAGATCGGCACCTTGTCCAGTGCCTTGGCAATCGGACCAGTCAGTAGGCCGATGCCCTTGTCGGACAGCGGATAGTTGAACACATACTCACCGGTGACTGGATCCTTGTAGAAGAAACCTCGACCATCCCCGTCGGGATCGGCTTCTTTGCCGGTTTCAACGATCAAGCTTGCACGGCGCAGCACCTTCGGATCCGTCGCAATCAAACGCACCCAAGTGTTGAGAACCTCACCCCACGCCTGACCGAATGGGGCGATAATACGGGCGATGTCCGTGAAGTTGTTGCGCGACACAGCCGAATAGAGCGTGATGTTCAATTCGTCCAGAGCGAAACCCTTGGCGTAGGAATCCATTTGGGTCAGGTTGATGCGGCCACCACCAGTCGGTTTGGCTGCCCTTTCCTCGATGCGCTTCCACAGCTTGGTCGAACCAACATAATCATCGGGGTCAAGTTTCAGATCGGCAGCACCCTTGAGAATGTTGTCTCGGAATGTCACGACCGATGCGTCATCCATGAGATCGAACAGTTCACCGACGCGCTTGTAATACACCTGACGGTACAGCGGGGATCGGTCAAGGTACGCCGTCGTGTATCCATACAGTTTCCCGAAGAAGTAGTCCGTGACACGCTTCATCCGTTCGACTGTCTTTGCCAGCTCTCCGCTCCCGCGACCCTTCAACAACCTCTCTGGGCTGATCAAAGGTTCATACTTGGTGATGTTCGGAAGGACAGCATTCGCTTCCGGATCGTCAAGAATGCGCTTCAGAGCATCAGTCAGGGCAGGAGTTGCTTCGCCAAGATCATCGTAAGCGTCCTCCATCACAAGGAGTCGCCCACCCTGAAGTTGCGTCCCGTCGTCAACATAACGACCGAAAATGCTGACGGTCTGCTTCTTACCCTTGACCTTGCGAACTTCTTGGCGCAGAAGATAGACGTTGCCGTTCGGCCCCTCGGTCTGGCTCTTGAACACACGCTTGAATTGCTTCAGTTCTTCGGCAGTAACAGGGATTTCGTCACCTGTTTGGACCGCACGGAACGCGACAACGTCACGCAACACATCGTTCTTCAATGCGCCGGTAGCCCCAGCGTTGTGATCGAGGCGGCCCAAAACGTAGGTGCGGACATACTCCCGCAGGCTGTCAACCTCTGCAAGTGAGATGGACCGCATGACTTGCTTGCCGCCCTCAATGGAAACAATCCCGTTCTCAAACTCGGTGTACAACTCCGACCACCGCTGGCGGCCTTCATCTGTTTGGGTAAGCCAACGAATAATCTGCGTTTCATCGTTACCCTGCGCTGCCATCAACGCAACCGGATCGTTGGTCAAGAATCGCAGTTCGTCGGCAATGCCACGGATGTAATTGGGTCGGTCCGTTTTCGTGACGCTAGGACGCAACCCACTTCGTATTGCCGACTGCCGCGCAGTAATCGGGTCGCCGCCATAACGGTGGTACGACGCACCGATTGCCTTGACGTATTCTTCTTGCGAGCCACGCATCAACGTCTTGACGGCATCATCAATTTGTTCAACTTGCTCACGGTTGGGCTTGCGGACGAGCTTCTGGAATGGGGCGATAATCTCAAACGCCTTACCCATCGCATCGCCCGCACCCTTGAATCCCGATGCCCACATGATGTGGAGTAGTGGGTGCTTGAACATTGAGGTCGGAGCCATCAACGTCAGACGTGCCTGCGCTTCAGCGACGTTACGAATGACGTAACCACCGGTCATCAACACCATCGGTCGCCAAATGTCCTGCTGGAAACCTTCGAGTGCCGAGAGAGGCATCCGCATATCACCGCGTTTTGTGCCAGTTATCCAGCCCAACTCACTCTGCAAACGACGAATCTGACGGGGATCCGGCATAAAGATCGTCCGCTGCAACATCTCGGACCGCAGACCAGGCGACCCAAGGACAGCATCGACTGGTCGAAGATCGCCGGCATCGTTCGGGATCAATGCTTGCAACAAACCGAAGTCTGTCGGGTTGCCCATTTCATCAATGGCGTAAAGCGACTGACCCTTGATATTTGCGTAGTAGGCATCAAACAGCGTGTTGACAAACTCTCGGTCAATCCCGTTACGGACCAATCCCTCAATCATCAGTTCACGGAATTGTTCAGCAATCTGATAAACACCCGCTCGACCGCTGCCGACCGGAGCCAAACCGACACGCTCAAGACGCATATCAATTTCGTCAAGTTCTTTCTGGGTTGTCGTTATGACTGTTTCCAGTCGGCGGGCATCCGCAAGTGCCTGACTTGGGGTTCTTGCGATAGCGCGTCCGATAATGTCAAATATTTCTTGTTCCGAAAAACCAGCAAGTTCATCAATCTGGCCAGCTAGTGCCTTCTCAACAATCTCATCAATCGTGTTGTTGGTGATGGCTGTGTTGACTTTTGCCAAGGCTTCGCGGTTGCGGGTGGCCTCAACAATGTCCTCGTACTTCAAGCCAGAATATTCACGCCCGAACAAGTTCGTTGGATCAAGCAAATCTCCAGCATCACCGTATGTCCGCAGTCCGGCAAGTCGTGTTCCCTTGGCCTGCGTACTGCCCTTAGCAAACAACGGACGAAGCGTGTCAATGATGTCGGCATTGCGAACAAACTCTTCGGCAAACTCTGCGATGCTCATTTCAGCACCGGAACCGAACGTCATATTGTTCAGGGCTTGGTCAACACCCTGCAAGAACTGTTTTGTGCCGCCACGGTAGAACCCCATACCCCTGTCACGGGCCGACTCGCCGTACTTCACCCAGCCACGGCGGCTGTATTCCTGAACACGACCGCCGAGTGCGTTCACAAGATCGTCTAGTTCGCCACCAAGTCTGTTACCAAACCGGTCGAACCTACCTTTAGCGTTACGAACGCCGACTCTCAAACTCGATGTGGGACGCAGGGTTTGACGGTCCAAACCGATGCCGGCGCGTTCCATCCAGCCAACCGCAGTATCAAACGCATTCCGCAACTGACCCAACTGATTCGGTTCACGAAGCCAGTTGCGCAGGTCTGCACCAGAACGGAACGATGGTTTTTCGACGTTACGGACATACGTCTCGGCGTAACCATCAGCGATTGCCTGACGTGAAATTGAGTCGGCCTCCTGCTGCAACTGCTCAAGTTGCTGCGCTTTCGGCCTGCGTTCCAAGTCGATGGTCGCTTCCGCCGCTTCGCGCATCGTCTGAGAACGGATTGCGGCCTCTTCTGGATCCATCTCGTTGATGAGGTTGCGAGCAAACTTCTCGAGGACCGGCGCGCGTTCCTCTGGGGTGTAGCGATTGGACGCGAGCCACGCATCCATCTCGTACATTGCTTCGTCAATGTTGCGGTCGCCTGGGCGAAGCGAGATCTGCCGGTTTGGCATACCCTCAAAAAGGTTGCGGAGCAGGGCTGGAACGCGGGAACGCTGCTCAACTTTGGGCAGTTTGCTGTAGACGTGGCGATACTTGAAGTCAGATACCTTGCTGACACCAGCCTCAAGGCCGAGAGCGGGGGCCAACACGGCCCGCACCTCTTCTGGTGTTTTGGCATCCAACAACTGGACTTGCATACGGGTGCCGACACGCGGAAACGCTTGGCGCATCTCCCACAAATTGTTGATCCCAGCAGCCTGCTCAACGACACGTTGGCCAGTCGCTGAATCAAGCCACGACTTGCCAGTCTCCGCAACGACTTGTTTCGAGGTCTTGAACAAACCACCAGCCGCCTCAACGGCATTTGTCGTTATTTCGGATCCAGCCAGACGGGCAAGATCATCTGCGGCCACAGGCAGAATACGTCCGGTGCGACCGAATCTGGTAACACCCTTCTTTGCTGCGCCGAGTTCTCCGCCGACCGGAACCAAAAAGTTGACAGGATCAAGACCAATGATTGCTGCCGCGTCTACCAAACCAGACAAATAGCGGTACGCATCGCTACCAGGTTCCGAAACCAACGATGCAGCACCTCGACCAATCGTCCACGCCTGACCATTGATCGTGCCTCGATAACGCCTCGCCCGTTCACCCTGCTTCTGAAGAGCCTCGCCACCCATGAAAAAACCAGAACCAGCGAGTTCATCGTTGCGAATCAAAGAACCGAGTGATGTTGAAATCACCAGACCTTCGCGGACACCAGGATCACCGCCCGAAAACGCTTGACTGGCGAGGTTGACACCCACTTCATACGGGAACGCCAGAGCTGCTGCCGCATAGCGCGTACCGGTCTTAAACTTTTCGTAGATCTTGTCCCCCAAACCTTTCGGTTCGGCGGCCTTGCGTTGCTGTTCAATAACTGCCTGTTCAGCGGCACGTTTCGCGGCCTGCTCAATGGTCGCCTCGTTTGCATTTCCTTTTGCCAAGGCAAGCGCAACACCAGGCGTGAGGTGCGGATATGTGCGGTGAATGGCTGCTGCGCGACTCGCTAGGGTTGTCGATGCACTCTGCGTGTAGCCTTTGTCGCGTTCTTTACGCTTTTCTTCGTATGCGTAGACCGCATCTTCGTCTTGAACAGTAAGACCAAAACCCATTAGACACCCCCGTCACGGAACGCGCTGATCAAATCTGCCAGATCCTCATTCGGGAATTGGCGATAAATTGCCAGCAACTCGTCCATAACGGGGTTGACCGGCTCAATGTATTTCGGAATGCCGGCTTGCGCTGCGGTGCGACCTGGGCCGAAATCGGCACCATCTGTGATCGGTCGCGTCATGTCGCTCGGACCGTACAGATCACCAAGTTGTCCTGGTGCTACACGAACACGGTTGGCGCGTTCGGCAAGTTGAGCAGCAGCAGCTCCAGCCTGCACCTGAGCCGGCGCAGCACCCATCGGAACCGCACGTTGCGCTTCCATCTGGCGTGTCCCCTCACCGTAGGTCTGCCCAGGCACAACCTGACGTGCGATCTTCGCGGCAGGATTACGCAGATCCGAACGATTCGGATACGACTCGACGTTCGACATTTAGGCAGCACCCCCAAGTTGAGCCAACAATGCTTCGATCCCCTGCGGTGCAGCAGCAGCGGCGGCCTCTTCGGGCGGCACGGCAGCCTGCATTTCCGCACCCATACCAGGCATCGCCAAACCAGGCATCGTCTCAGGTGAACCCTGCGGAGCCTGCGCCGCTTGACGTTCCTGCGCGCGTTCGTTTGTTTTACGCACAGCCTCATACAAGCTGACGTTCTGCTCGACAACCAACTGCGTCAAGTACGCAAGATCGTCGGGCTGGTACGGCCCCTGCGGGTTGGCGGCCTGCTGTTGGATGCTTGCCAGCAACGCAGCCTCGATACCTTCTGCCGTGATGCGATCTGCCTCAAGTTCGGGGTCTGCGATCAGCGGATCTGCTTCACGCGCCGACTCTTTCGACATGAGACCAGTACCCAAACGCTGACCGAGGCCGATCACCAAACTATTGACATCGGTTCCCGACGCGGGGTAGGTGACGTAGTGGAAGTCGGACTCCCACAATTTGTCTGCCGTGTAGTCGGTCTTGCCTGCGTTCTTGTGACCGGCGATAAAGAACGACTTCGGTTGGCTGCCCCAGTACGCTTTTTCGATAGCGATAGCGATGCGATCCTCTTCAAGCATCGATGACTCAAACGTCGCTTGTGCTTCCTGCACACGGAAGTCCACCGTTGCCGACAACACAGACTCGCCGCGACGACCGGTACGGATGTTCGTTCCTGATTCGCCGCCAAACTCTGCGGGGATCGCACCCTCAAGACGTTCCTGACGTTCGATGCGGTCAAGAGCAACGTCGGTTTTGTAGCCAGGGTTGGTCTGCAACTGTTGAATGTCGCCACCCTTGACGATACCGAGCTGGCCGATCTTGCCGTCAGCAACCTGAATGATCTCAGGGTTCTCGGCAGGACGCGCAACAAGGTACTCGTCGGGGAAAATGCCACGCTCAATGGCGATTTCGGTAAGTGCCTGCAACCTCGCACGGGTGTAGTACATACCCAACACGCCGTCGAACTGGCCGCGTGGACGATCAAGTGTGATGCGCTGCGGAACAACCGCCAACGGCATACCCGTACGGTTGATCACACGCTCAAGTTCCATCACCTCGAGAACGCCCGTGATGTTTATTCCGAAACTCTTTTCCTCACCCAAGACGCAAAGAACGATCTCGTCGTAGGAGACGTACTCAAGGAGGACAAACTTGGTGTCAGGGCGGACTTTACCCATCCGCAGTTTGCCGGCCACGATTCCGCCGTAATTGTCGAACAACCATTTGGCTGTTTTGGTGTAGGTGAAAATGCAGTCATAGGGAACAGGGTTGTCTGGATCCTCATCGGGGCAAGGGAAGGTATCCAGCGGGTTGCGGACGTGCCACGTCGGCACCAACCGCTTGAAATCAGGCTTGATCACGACCGGCGCAGAAGAGTACGCAAGCAGGTGCCTCGCACGACGCTTCATCTTCATCTTCATCCGGTTCTGATCCCAGATCGACAGCATCGCCTTCTTGCGCGTACGAGCCATCTCTTTCGCCCGCTCGGATCCTTCGCGCAGCGGCGGGAAATACGGCGACGGCATGGTCGAAGAAACACGCATCGACATCTGGTCAAGACCAGTAACAAGCAGGTTTGCGACCGATGCTTTCGCGTTACGATCCAACTCATTCAACGGTATGACAACATCGCCGTTTGCCAACTCACGCACATCACGCATCTGTTGAAGCACTGGCCCTTGGGCCTCAAGACGCTCCCTGTACAGCGCGACAATCTCTTCTGCTGTGATCATTTACCGACGCTTTCAGACATGGCCGAAAAAATCATACACTAGACAGCCAGCCACGTCGGTCGCCATTGACGCGGCGGTGCTTTCAGCGGACGCAACTGCGGCAGGTGCAACTCGGCAAACCAATGCGCCATGACAAGGTCAGTACCCCGCTTCTTGTCGCGGGTCCAGGTACACATCTCGTCCACAAGAGCCATCGTTTTCCAGTTCTCCACCATCGTCGGCAGCCGGATCGACCCCGAACGCCACAGCGGAGGCAGCAAAGCCTCGACACCCAACGATTCGTCCAGCTTGTTCCGCGATGTGGTATGCGGAACCACGTTCACTTGATGCAAAGCCTGCCAACGACGCACAAAATCGTGGGCCAAAAGATACCGCTGGGCCGCGTTGATCTCGATGATCCAATGGGTGATCGGGTAGCCCAAGTCAACAGACCGGTTCTGCCACTCTTCCATGATCCCCGAATACTTTCCCGAGGCCACGTCGTAGCCCAACAGCTCTTCGGCGGTCATCTTCGGACGCTCGAGGTCAATCAGATACCGCAGGTTCGTCTCGGGCTGGAACAGCCACCACTCCACACCCCAGAAGTTCTGCGCTGAAGGGTCAACCGAAGCCACCGAAATGATCGGCGGATGCAGATACTGGGGAATGTGACCAGGTCGGCGGCCACGATCAATGCAGCCTGGGTACTCGACACCGTCCTTGCCGACCCCGCCCACCGCATGGACACGGTCGATCAAGGCTTCTTCGATGTCAATGTCCTCTTGCTGGTACACCACCCGAAACTTGTTCGGATTCGAGTGCCGAATGTATGACAGATCCTTCCACGACAAACGGAACGGATCCAACAACGGACCCTCGGGCCACGCCAGTGCGTCCTTACGCCGCGACTCAGGCCCAGTATCCAGTTCCTCGTAATACGCTTTGTAGACGATGTGGTGATACTTCTGGTGCTTCGTCGGTTCCCGCTCCGCCCGCTTCGACACATCCGTAACATCCGAACCGTCATACCCGTCCTCGTCTAGGTCGTCGTAGGTGTACTTCGCCAGACAATGCGCATAAAGATCATTGCTCGAGAGACGCTGACCGATCACCACCAACAGACCACCTGGATCGACGCGGGCCTCCGCCATCGAATCCCACCGCTCGATCAGCTTGTCACGGGACGCAGAATCCTTTGCGTTTTCCGTCGTCGCAACGTCGTCATACAAACATAGGTCGGCACGGTGACCGATGAACTCCGAATCGATACCGTACGCGGCAACAGTCGGTTCCTTGTTGTCCAACCCGCCGATGTCCAACTGCTCAACAATGAACTCTTCTGCTCGCCACATGGAGCCGGCGGCGGCAGGCTTGAACCGACCGTAGTCCGTAGCCAAACACCCCTCGGCATTCAGAGCCATACCCTTCTTCACCAACTCAGGGTCAGGCTTCAGAGGGTACGAACGCTCGAGAGTTTCACGGATACGCCGCGAATACTGCTTCGCCAGTTTTTCTGTATTCGACCCGATCAGCACACGGATCCCACGGTTGCGGACAATCGCCCACACAGCCACATCATGGAACAACGTGGACTTGCCAGCACCAGGCGGACAATTCAGAACAAGATGTTCCTTCTCCTGCGACTCCAAATACTGAACAATCTTGTACGCGGCCTCAACCTGCCACGGCGATGGGACACGCCCGAGGTACACCCGTCGGAAATAGTCGAAATCCTCCAACCCCTTCTTTGCCCTAGTAGACAACCGAGAAGCCGGAATAACAGGCGGCAGACCATCCTCCACCTCCTGCACAATCTTCAGCGCAGTACGGTTGTAGTCCTTCGCTTTTGCCTGCACCTCATCAAACTCAGCGATCTTCGCCTCAGCAACAGCTTTACGTTTCTGGGCATCCCAACGCTGACCCGTGTTGTAGTTGATCCCCGCAACCTTCGAGGACTCCTTGATCGTCAAACCAGAAGCCCGAGCCTGCCAAAACCTCGCAACATCCTCAACAGGAACTTGTCTCTTGCCCATCAGAAAAAACCCTTCAAGATGGTGGAATCATACAATACGACTCTGGTATCTTGCCGACGCAAACGATCAAGTCCTCACCGCTGGGAAGCAGGCGAGGCACGCACGACCCTCACCCCACTCACAAAGCATGGGAAGTGGGATGGGTACAAGTGGCCGGTAACGGGGACCGCCCTCCCATGCACAAACGCCTGCAAGCGAACCTAGTACCGAGACAAAGAACGGAAACTTGCAGATACGTCGAGGGGGATGAAGTAACAAAACGGTGTCGGCTGAAACTCTTGGTCACGGCCACCGGTCACTAACTGTGACAAAGCGTGGGGGGGACTAAACAGCTGTGCCTGCAACCAACCTAGTGGCTCCCGCGCTTCGCTTGGGCTGACGCGCCGCTACGCGGCTTGTCGGCAGAGAAAACGGGTTGGATCGACCCACAGGCCAGACGCTGCGAGTGCCAAATTGTTGCACGGTCGAATTGCAAATGAGAACCATTCTCAACCATTCCACGATGCGGAATAGCAACACATATCGGGAAGGAGTAATACCCCCCTCCCCCGCAGGCGCGCCTCGGCAGACCCCCAGTCGAGAAGGTGCCGGCTGCCGCGTTTCTGCCCGCCCATAACATCCGATATGTAAAAACCTGTCATGCGGTGCAGGTATCCGCCCGAAATACCCTCCCCCCGCACCCCATACGGCGCGACAGACCCCCCCACCGGCGGCAACCGCCCCGCCCGCGCAGGATTCCCGCCTACGTTCCGTGTCACGTTCTCACCCGCATTGCCACCCGCCCGCCGTAGACATACGTCGCCGGCCACCGCTCGCCCCCGTGCAGCACAAAGGCCGCCCCACCCGAAGGCGAGACGGCCCCTATGCCGCTAGCGGTATGACGTTTCAGTTAGTCGAGCCGCACCCGATCCGACGACACCCACGCCCGACCCCGACCCGCGACCGGCTCGACAAGGTAGTCACGCCTCCCGAATACTTGCCGAACGTCATGCACGGTAACCCGCACCGAGATAGGCACCCGATCAGAAGTCAGATCAAGCGACCCAACCCGCCCGAGCAGCTCAACCACTTCCGCCGCCGTCACGGCCGCACCGCCCGACGGTATTGGAAACGCCGCCACACGCCCCGCACCCGCTGACCCCACGTCACCCGACACAGACGGCAACACGGCACCCGCGAGCCGTCGAAAGTATCACGCGACCCGAACCACGCCGGAGACGCGCCGCAATGCCCGCACTCACGTTTCACGCCGTCACCGTCCCCGCGTCGAAGTACCCCGAGAACGTGACCGAATACTTGCCAACCTTGCGGGGCAACATTGGCGACCCCGTGCAGGTATGCCAGTCCGCCAACGCAAGCCGCACCACGTCCCCGACCGTCTCAATCTTCACGGCCTTGATCGTCTCTCGCGCCTTCCCGTATGCCAACACGAACACCGGCCCATTACCGTGCCACTCATACGAAATCGCGCTGAGTTCTGGCGACACCGTGACCGACAAACCCGCCGAAACGATGTCCGCCGCCGTGATCGCGTCGAGCTTGTCAGCCCCGCCCAAATCGTAAGCCGCCGTGCCGCCCGTATTCGGCGCATGAAACGCAAACGACCCACAAAGTGGGCAAGTACCGACACCGTCGGCCACCTTCCCACACCTAAAACATTCCGCCAACATAACTAACCCTTCCTTTCTTGTGATGATGACGACGGCCAGACGACCGCCGCAAACGTGAAACCCAACCCAACAAAAACCCCGAACCAACTGCCCGCACCGTCGTTGGCCGCGTCGAATGCACGACCCGCGCCGAACACGCCAACCAACCCAACAACCCAACGAAACCCGACGACAACCGCCGCCGGAACACGTCGAGCCGCCCGCCGTGGCGCGAAATGGCGACATCTCGCCCCCGTATGCACCCGACCCCCGCAAACCTGGCACCGCATCACTTCACCCCCCGACGCACTTGGAGCCGTTGCCACGTCGCCGCCGTACCCGCCCCGCCATGCCGTAGAAACGCAATGTCCCGCACCCGCGAGCCAGGGAGACACGCCGCACACGCTGCACACGCCCCCACGGTAGGCCCATGATCGAGCGAGGCCCGCCGACCGTCCGCGCCGACAACATACGCCGGCCCTAAATCATCGTCAGCCCATACGCCCGACGCGGGACAAACCAACCCCGCGACCTTCTCACCCCGCACCGAATCCACGACGGCCCGAAGTAACGCAAGCTCGCCCCGATCCTTCGCAAGGTATGCCACGGGCAACCCGTACCGCGCCGCCGCAACCGAATGCGTGCCGACGTTGTCAGCGTCTACCGACACAAACCACCGCGCGTTGCTCGGCAACGATGACCGCCCGAAAAGGTTAGTTAGGTAGCGGATCGACCGCGTGTAGCCCCAAAACGTCACCGAAGGCCGCGACCGCTGCACCTCCCGCACCGCCGCCGCAAACCAAGGCGCGAACAAATCACCCGACGACAACCACCGAAACGACGGAGACGCGACACCCGCCGCCACTTGCAGCGCGTAGGAACGATCCACCAACGCCGTCAGCGCATCGACCACGGCCCCTTGCCCGTATTCCTTCAGCCGTTCGAGCGTTGCCAGGTTCCGCGAAACCATGTCGGAAAATGCCGCAAACGGCCCGCCTTCCATGCGTGCCGCGTAACAAGACTGGCAAGCGTTCACCGAGTATTGCGGACACGTTCCGCCGATCTCCATCGGCCCCGATGGCAAGCCAAAAGCATTCGGGACAATCGAGACAGGCCGACGACCCTCCGCCCAGTAACCCGATGGCCCCGTTTTAGAGTCCGCATGAAGCTGCAACGGCCCCGCCGGTGTCTCAATCCGCACCCTAATGGGCCGGTCCGATAGCGCGACCGTGCCGACGTGGGCTGACCGCCTGGTAATAGTTGACATTCTTTACCCCTTCTTCCTGGCCGACCCGATGCCGACCACCTAGGAATTATGCCCCAACCGTCAGACGTTTGCAAGTAATGACGCTAGGAACATAACTAGCCCCGCCGCGTCAGTATGTTGCCACCGTCGCCGATGCGCAAACCCTTCCCCATAATGCCCGCATGACCGCGACGACGATCAACCCGTGCAACGTGTCCGCACGTCTCGCCGAGATCCTCGCCGGCCCGATGACACCCCCGCGCCATGCCGTAAATGGTCGGTCGATTAGTTGCGCGACACAAACAACCCAGACCCCCACCCCCGAGCTGGGGACGACCGGCGCGGCCACCCTCGAGCGGGCGGGCGAGAGCCACCACTAAGGGCGAGCCGCCCGATTGCGGTCACCACTAAGGGCGACTCATCAAACTGAGACACACAAAGTCTGATAGTCTCACGCTCCGAAACCCCGCGCCGACAGGTATCCCCTTCCCTGCTCAGGCTGCGGGGTTTCTTTTTCTCCTGAGAAACTGCACTAGCAGGACATCACGCTTGGAAAAGTTGCAGGATCGGCAGCAAGCCTCGAGGTTCCCGACCGAATGCCGACCACCCTTGGCTATCGGGACACGGTGATCGATGGTGTCGGCAGGCAGACCACAGATGTAGCAGGGCTGCCGGCGTAGCCTGCGAATGTCAGCCTCAGTAACCAAGAATACCCCGTTCTCTTTCAGCCTTCGGTCGCGGCGCATACGCCCAGCATGAACACGATCATGGTGTCGCTTACGGTACGCAGCCATGTCGGCACGGATCTTGTCCCGATTCTCGGCCCTATACAAACGCTTGTATTCCTGACGCTGTTCACGGTGCGTCTCGGCGTAGCGTCTAGCAGCTTCCCTCGAACGCTCCAAGTTCTGGGTCCGGTAAAGCCTCAAGTAGTGACGATTGCAGAGTCCCTTGCCCTTGGCGGGCAGGTTGCACTCGGATTCGCTGCAATTCCCTCGCCGCTTGCGCGTCACGCTCAGATTGTAGACCGCGCCGTTCCTTCGGTGTCAGGCCACCCCACATCCCGAACCTGCGCGGCTGCTCGAGTTCGTTCCGCATCGCCTGCTCGAGGCATTCCTTTTGCACTTCGCAGGTTTCGCACAAGGCTCGGGCCTCCCGAAACGCCACCTTGTCGCTGATCCCCACCAGGTCTGGAAAGAACACCGTGCCGGCAACCCCGACACAATTTCCCCGACGCATCCATCTAGGTCTTTCGATCATTCTTTGGATCCCCTTTGACTAATCACTTCCGCTAAACCATTCGTGCCAGGAAACAGATCATCAATCACATCGCCTTCCTCCCAGCCGATCATGTCCAACACCCAGTTGTAGAACGCGGCCGGCTTCGCACCAGGCAGACCCTTTCGCATGGCGATAGGGCAGGCCATCCAGTCTCGAGTCATTGGCCTGCGATGCCTCATGTCCCGACCCCCCCCAGAACCACGGGTTCCCATGCGTACTGCACAGAAACATTGACGCGGATCTGGTGAAACGTCTTGGTCCATGCACAAACTCGCACCGTGTCAGGCAATGCCGGCAACACCCACCGCAAATCTTTTGGGTTGCATGACAACGCCCAGCCATCTGGGTATTCATCGACAAGCCGCGCTACAAGATCAAGATGAGCCTGAACGTCGTCATACTCACCTGCGTTCTCGTGGAAAGGTGCATACCTGCGCTTCCCGTTGCCGAGATAGGGCGGGTCAGCGTATGCGAACTTCATCTTTTCCCCTTGCTTTCTTCCGTTGTTTCGTGTTCATTTGGTCATAACGCCGCGCGTTATGGCAGTCGCAGGCGCAGAACGCCGTGTCCTCAACAGACCAGACGGTCAACGCCCGCGAGACTGTCCCACAATGCTCACACAATTACAACGACCAATCATTAGTTGACTGGTTTATTTTCATGTTTTCAATCACGGTGCATTTATCGACCATGTCGCTGATCAACTCTTGAGCTTGTCTCTTGCTCATGTCATCAAACCATTTCGGTTCTATACCCAACCGTTTCTGTAAAGACCAAAGCATCTTGAGTTGTTTTTCGGTTGCCGGTATTTCGGCCATCACGCCGGCTCTCACATCAGAACGGAGGTTCTTCATCGAGCAGTTGCGCGTTCGGGAACTGCTGCTTCACCTGCTTCATCGTGTTGTCGGTCTGGTCTGCGTACGCAGGACGGAACCGCACGTCGAGGGCAACCGACTCGGCAACAATGTCAACCGACATACCCTTGCCGCCGTCCTTGCGTTCGTACGTTGACTTCTCGAGACGACCGTGGACCGTGACACGCACACCCTTGGTGATCGACGCTGCGACGTTCTCGGCCATGTCACCGAAAACCTTCACGTCATGGAACGTGGTCTGCTTCTTGTCGTCCTTGCCGTATGACGTGGCAACGGAGAACACGCAGATCGCGGTCCGGTTGTTGGTGTAACGGATCTCGGGATCCTTCGTCACGTTTCCCGTGATGATGATGGTATTCATTGCTCCCCTTTCAAGGTGAGGTTGATCTGCTGCCACCGTTTCTTGCGGCAGCTATGTGTTGGTGGTACTGACAGTCGAACGAAAACTTTCACGGAGACACCGCAGAACCGGCAGACCCATTCGGACTGCTTGTTCGCCATTGATGCCACGGTGATAGTCCCCTCTCGACGCTGTAGGTTCTCAACGCTAGTCCCGCGGTGAGATTGATTCGTGGATTCAGAAGATCCTCACGATCTTTGATGATGCCCAGGTCACGAAGATACCGAACCCATGACACATCATTGATCTGAAGTAATCCCCAGTCTTGGGAAGTTACCTCGCCCTTCGTATTACGGTTCCGTCCGATGCTGGTTGGCTGGCACCGGCTTTCGCGGTGAAGCACCAGCCTGAGCATCCATCGGTCGGATTTCGGCCAACCCACCTTCCTGGCGAGGTTGACGTACTTGGTGCAGATATCGCTGTTGCGGCCCTCAGCGGGGCTTCCAGCGGCCTCTGCGGGGCTTGTGGCTAGTAGGGACAGGGACAGGATTACTGGGGTCAGGATGCGTTTCCGCATGATGGCTCCTTTCGACAACGGACAAGGTCAGTTAGTTCCCATAAACCTCCGATCTGTATGACACAAAGAACTACCCTAGCAGGAAGGGCAGCATTGCCATTGGCTCGAGATCCGCTTGCGGAACCCAATACGTCTGACGCTCACGATGGTACTGGGGTTGCTTGGCATCGACACCAAACTTGAACCCGCGCAGATCCACCGACGATTCGTGGACAATAGCCAGAATGTACGGCGACTTGTCTTTGTCGGCTTCACGCACCAGCAGATGGGCATCAGGCCACGTCGATGACCGAACCTCGTACCGACCCACGTCACCAGGCAACTCGGACAGACGCTTGTTCGTCGCCGGCTGCCAATGAATGTTCAGGTACTTCGATACCGCGTACTCGCCCATCATCCCAATAATGTCGATCTCCCAGTAGTTGCGCCGCTCGTCGGCACCGTACAACTGGGGACGGTTCTTCTTCAGGCTCGAGATACGACGCTGCACACCAGCCGTGGCTGCGTGAAACAGTTCGTATTCGTCAAGCTCTACGATGTTGCGAGAGGTCGATGACTTCTGCTCCATGATCCCTCCTTGCATAGTGCAGGGTCGCATACCCCTTCAGTAGGTCAGCACCGAACCGGTCACGGAACGTGGCACACCAATGATCCTTTTCAGCATCGGTCATGTCGCCCCACCTGCCGAACACGATGCCGATCTCGGCTCCGCTCCCGATAGCCATTACTGCACCTCGTAGATTTCGTCGCCGTTCTGCATGAACTTGATGATCATCTCAAGGTCGCTGATCCGACGACGTGCGGCATCCCGCTCGGCGCGGGCTTTCCAAATGTCATCGAGCATCTCGGTTGGGCTTTCCCAAATGATGCGGTCACCGGCATGATTCAGTTTGTCAACCACCACCTTCCTCCCTTACCATCGGCTGCGGGAACAAACGTGCAATCTCGTCCGGCACGACAACGCTTGGAGGCTGGTCACACAAAAACTCGGCAAGCATCCTCCAGCGGTCACGGTCTGCGATCAACTCGACATACGCAGGACATTCCTGACAGGTGTAGGGGACACCGCTCTGAAAAGGTCGCCACTTCATCAGTAACCAGCCTCCTTCAGCAGATCGACCCACCACGACACCGGCATCACGGCGTACCAGTCACCCACTTGCAGAGTACCCCTGCGCTTGATGACAGCCACACCAGTCTCAGCGTTGGCATTGTTCACTTCCTCCCTCAACTCCGAGATGAACTCGGCCAACGTAATCTTCGCGTGATCCTTCACCTCGATGACCACGCCAGGTATCCCCGTGATGTCACCCTTGTCCAATGCCCCGTGCAATGCACGACGCTCGGCATACGGGAAACCGTTCTGGCGCAGGAACTCCACGACACCAGATTCGGCCCGCGTCCCCTTAGCCCTCTGCTTGCTCACCCATTTCCTCCTTCCTCATGGCGAGATACTCGCAACCGTTGAAATGTCCAGTCATGGACGACAGCACCAACACACCGCAAGCGCAGAGGGTGATCGGGATCGGACCCTTGTCGGTGGTCAACCGAAACGAAACGACCTGATCAATCTGCATCACGTTTCTTCTCCGCATCTTCGTACGCAACGATGGCGTATTGCCAACCAGGAATGTCGGCAGGGTGCAGGTTGAAGAACCTTTCGGCTACAGCCTGCCAACGCTTACGCTCGGCAGTCTCTTCACGCAACTGTTCGGTCAGCGATTCGATAGCCCGCTGCGCGTCCCGTGCGTAATACTCCCAAATCTCGTCAGCCATTACTTCCCCTTCTTGTTGTTGTACTTGTGGATCCACCACCCGATAATCAACACACCAGCTGTCACGATGTAGCCGGTCATCATCCAGCCCATCGCCTCCTCAAGAGTCATCAGACCGTACCCTCCTGCACCTGCTGCACCGCCTGCTTCAACAGGCGACGGAACAGCGACGACCGCGAACAGTCGTAGGCTTTGCAGAGAAGATCCATCTCGACCTCTTGGCTGGGATCGATGCGGAATGACACCATCTTGGACGACGGCTGCTGACCAGTCGGGTCAACCGTTCTGCGATTCGGCATGACTAACCCCGCTGTGCTTTGAGAGTCTTGAACGCTTCACGCAATGCCGCGAGGTCAAACTCGTAGATCGGTTCGTCCCAGTCACGACCCGCCAGCTTTGCCATTTCACGAACGTCGATGGCATTCTTGCCACACGCCTCGAGCAACTGCTGACGCTGCTGGGCCGTGATCTCAACCAGCCCTTCCTGATTCTCGGCAGGCTTCTGCTCGGGGACATTGTTCGGGGCAGCCGTCGGGTTCTTGACAGCCGTGCCAACCTTCTTCTGCGCAGGGGCAGCAGGCTTCGGGGCTGTCGGTGCGTGATCGACATCGTCCCATTCCTGCTTCGTCCACAGCGCGAGGCAGACACCGAAACGCATGGCCGCGTTGCGAATGAAGTCGCTGACCAGTTCTTTCAGCAGGTCGCCCTTGTTGTGCTGAACCGAGCCGATGCCGAGACGGCGAACGCCGTGGATCGTCATCCAGCCAGCCATGTGAGCCATGCCGTTCTCGACGCGGTACGCGGGCAGACCCTGGTCGTCAAACGCGACCGGCTCCCACGTCCAGTTCTCATCGATCTCAATGAGCATCTTCGTGACATCGGCGTGGCCGACAAAGTCGAGGGTCGTTCCACCCTTGGGCAGCTTGCCGACGATCTTCGGATCCGGCACACCGTACTTCGCCAGGACATCGCCCAGCCCAACCTTCTTCTCACTCATCACTTTTCCCCTTTCAGAAGGAATGTTCTTGTCGTTGTTTCTTTCATGTATTGCTTGGCAATGTCAGGGTTCTCGTCAACGAAACGCTTCTGATCGAACCGCTTGGTTGTCTTGCCCTTCCACGTTGCGACCGGTGACCCGTTGATTGTTGCCACCTCTGCCGTGCCGATCATCTCGCACAGTTCGGCCTTCAACCGATCCTTCAGTTCTTCGTATGACTTCAGTTCCGAATTGACGTGACGCAACTGCTCAAACTTTTCGGCAGCCTCGGCAGGCAACTCTTTCGTCTCTGAAGGTGCAGGCTCGGGGAACCGCTGCGCGACAGTCTCGTATGACCACGTCACGCCAGTCGGGGTCATGCCCAACTCGATGCTGTTCAGCCACGATTCGCAGGCCGCGATGTGTTCCGCTTTCTCGGCCTCGGTCACTTCCTGCTTGTGCAGGAACAACTGCATCGAAGAGTCGAACACGGCCCACAGGATCTCGTCCACGTCGGCGCAGATCGCCTGGTGAATCCCCTGAAACTTCCAGTAGTCGGGCAGTTCGCCTTCCCACGGCTTGTTGCGTGACTTGATCTCGACCACCTTGCGGATATCCCCGTCCTCGTAGAACAGGTCAAGCGTGGCGATGAGCCTCGCACCGTTGTCGGTGTCGAAGCAGAACATTTCTTTCGGCTCGTCGTATTCCACGCCGGTGCGTTCGATCACCCAACGTGCGATGACCGGCTCCAGATCGGTGCCGCGCTGCATGGCCCACGTCGCCTTCTGTGGCAGCGGTGGTACACCCGCGAGCATCTCAGCTGCGTAGGCATCCTTCGGCACGAACGGGTGCTTGTCGTAGATCGCTGCACATGGCGATGCGCTGATACGCAGGTTGTGTTCTGCGTCCCAGTAACGATCCTCGAGCCACCCCTGCGAGCCGTGTGGCTGCTTGGCGATGCGGTATCTCTTGCTTCCCATTTCCCCTTCTCTCTTGTTAGGTGTATGACGTTATGCGGTCAACATACACGATGGGTGTCAGACAGACAACCTCTTCGTGAATGCCTCCATGAATTGGATGTGCCTCACCATCCCTTTCGGAATGTGCAAGACGTGATCGAAATCTAGATCAGGGGTGTAACTCTGAGCGAGCGTGATGTGTTCAGGCTTGCCACCGCGTTCCGTTTCGATGATGAAACCGCACGACTTGACCAGGTACTCGGACTTGTCGTCCGTGTCCAGTTCAGCCCAATGCTCTGCGCCGGAATGGGCATCAGCCCACACCACCACGACCGTCGGATACCCCTCTGACTCTGTCATACCGCCACCCTAACAGGCGGGTGTCACGCGATCTGTTTATGGCGGATCTGGGCCAAAAGTTCCCTTTCGACCGCCTCAACTGCCTTGATCAGTTCGTCCTGCTCGGGGCCATGTGCCACGACGCGAGACAGGTATTTGTGTATTACAGAAAGTGTTTGTGCCGTCATAGGGATCGGCAACCTAGCACCCCGAAACGTACTAAATCTCGCCCTTCAGATGGTCATCAATATGGTTGTCGAGCTTGGTTTCGATCCGGTTCAGAGAGTCCGCAACGACGTTGTGATCGTTCTTATTTTCTTTCCGCATGACTTGCACAAGGGCCGCTAAGACCGTGCCGACAGCCGCTATCGCTGCGACGATTATCCCCTCGCTCATTCCCATCGAATCCCAGATCCGTAGCGTTCCCGAGCGTCACGAACAAGAAATGTAAAAGCAGCAACAGTACCGAGCAGCAGACCGCCAGCAACAAGAACAAGACGACGGCCCATTTCAAGCCTTGCGTCCCTTCTTCTCTTTGCGGGTCGGCTTGGCGATCTTCGTCGCCTGAGACACCGAACGCGAAAGTATCTCAGCCGGCAGGTTGTCACAGTCGTAGCAGATCAGGTGCCAAATCTCGAAGTTCGGGTTGGACGTATCTTCCACTTCCCACGACCAGCCAAAACGGTCAGCGTTGGCGACCAGCCAATCGACGTGTTTCTGCGAAGATCCGAGGCTGACCAGTTTCTTGTTGACAATCGCCGCAAAGTCCTGGGCCGTCCCCCACCCATGCTTACTCGTACCAGGTGTCCCCGCCGGTGCCATGCCTTCCTTGAGGAAAAAAACTTTCCCCTTGTAGGTGCGGGTAACCTGCGGGATGCGCTTCGTAGCCTTCTTGGAGTACCGCGAATCAAACAGCGCGATCTGTTCCTTCAACGAGCGGAACGCCCCGACGTGGCTGAACTCGAGGCCGTCAGCCTTGGCTGCCTCGCACAGAGCCTCCCACGCTGCCGCAGCCTTCCAGTAAAGCTGCCCGTAGGGCTTGATGTTCGACAGCAGGTGCGGGGGAATGTCGCCGTTGGGACACTTTTCCAGTTCCGACGGCACCACAAACTTGCGGACAGGGTACTTCACTCGTCATCCTTTATCTCGTAGTACGCGGTGACCACCATCGCCAGAAGCAGAACCCCCGTGATCCACAGGGCTTGGCGACGGGTGGCCCCCGAAAGAGTAATGATGACGTAGGACGACCCACACATGGCCGCAATGATCGCCGCAGTCTGAGTCAGGTACTTACGCATCGGGACGAATCTATCATTTGCGCCTACCCACCACCGCTGGGGCAGCCACCATCACGGCCCCTACCGCCACCAAAACCCGCCGTTCTGCCACCGTGATCTTGGAATCCGCCGGCACATAGTTGTCCAAGCCAGCCGAGAAGATGTTGACCTCGTTCTCAAACTCCCGTTTGACTTCGGTCGGGGCTACCGAAATCACTTCAACGATGGCATCCAACTGGGATTCGGTCAGGGTGTCGAGGCTCTCGGCAATCACGTCGATGGCGGCAGCAACCTGCTCGGGGGTTGCGTCAACCGACAGTACCTCTACCGCCTCAAGCGGCGATTGGGGGATCGTCTGGATCGTCGTCGTCGTCGGGGTCGGTATGACCGTAACAGCCGTCAAGCCGGTGTTTGGTGGGACTGTGGCCACATTCGCAATCAAAGATGACGGAGAGGTCAACGTCGTTGGAGGTGAGGTCGTAGTCGTCGGGGATGGCCTTGAAAGAACCGAACTGCTCGATGGCCTCGGCGACAGAGATGATGTAGTTGTTGATGTGGAGGATGATTCCGATGCAGGGAACGTCGTCTCCGTAGAGGTCGTAGTCAGCTCCGTCGAGGTGGTCGAGGCTGGCAGGCTCGTAGTCGATGTCGTCGTGGTCGGGTCGGGCTGTGTCGTCGTAGTGCTGGACGATGTCGGCAAAACGGTGGTAGTCGATGGCTCGCTCGTAAGCGGCTCGCTGCTCGTCGTCGTCTGCCATGTCGCCAGCGTACTACTCGGCTCCGGCTCGGTGGTTGTAGTCGTTGACGTGGTGGTCGTTGTGGACTCTTCGGTCGTCGTTGTGGCCACCTCGGTTGTCGTTGTAGACATTTCCGTAGTAGTCGTCGTCTCTTCGACGGTTGTCGTGGTTTGCGATGTGGTCGGCACCACAGCCTCCACGTTCGTCTCTAGGTCGTACTGCACCCCAGACCACCATGCGTCAGGGTTGCCGCAGCAGACCCCCGCTCGGAGGCGATACCAGCCAGGTTCCACCTGCACCTCAAGCCGAGACTGCAACCCGTACCAGTCATCATTTTGGGCAAGAAGTTGACCATCCGCGTTGTAGAACCACAGCATCGGATCCGACCCATAGCCGGCAACGGCATACGTCCGCACCGAAAAAGTCGAGGTGGTATCAAACTGATACCAGTAGTCGGTTGCCTGGGTGACGCGGACGTTCTCCGCGCTGGCCGTCGTTGCGACGAGAAGAAGAAGTAAACCGGCTGCCGCCGAGACGGCTTTACTCAGCCGACGGAACTTCAGGCTTCTTCCCGAAGGCGATGGCAACTTCTTCCTTCGACAGGACACCGTCCTCAGCCCAAAACTTCAAGAGCTGTTCGGTCACCTTGGCGGCGGCCATGAAGCCTGCAAGACAAGCGGCCTTCCACAACTCGACGTTGATGATTGCACCACCGGCAAGGGCGGCGAGAGCCGACGAGCCGAACACGGCAAACACGCGACCGATGACGGATTGGATCTTGACCATTACTTGTTCTCCTCAGGTTGCCACGGTTCGGGTGTGTTGCCTTCAGCGAGCCACGCTAGGTACTGCTGGTAATCGGTGTTGGCTTCGTCTAGCGGTATCCAACAGTTTCGTTGAGTGTCGCAGATGCTTTGACCGCCGAATGAGTGAGTGTAAATCTTGTATCTAGTCATTACAACTCCGCATCTGCACGATAATGACCTTGCATGTTGGAACCGTTAAAGGTACATACAAACACTGCAGACTTCTCACTCTGATAAACAATAGTTACTGCGGAATCGTTGTTGAGAGTCCTTGCCACATTGTACACACGCCACTGCCCAGACGTACCCGACACAGGAGAGTAAGCCGTAACGGTCGGCGTTGCCCTCATCGCAGTTGGAAACTCCAAAGTAACAGAGCGTTCTTGATTGGCATCAGCACCCAACTCAAATCCTCTTGCGCCAACCGTAGTAACAGTCGCAGGAGCAACCGTCAGGTTGTATGACTTAGAAAAATATCGTTGGCATTTCTCGATGGTCGTGCCAATGCTCTCAAACTCGAACGGTGCAGCAACCCCACCAACATTCAACTGGACACCAGTAATTTGCCAGTAGTTGTTAGTAGCGGCACCAAGATTGGTTTGACCGACCGCACGGTTTGCTGTCGTGGTTTGCCATCCTGATTGAAGTGTTCCAGACGTAAAATCAGAACCTGCACTAAGCCACCAGTTCACCGCTAACGACAATGCTTCATCATTATCGAAT